CCGGAAATGTACTGATAGTATTCATACACCCCACCACCCCGAGTCAACGAGAAGAGGTCAGCAGTCATTGGTCAACGGTCAGCGGGAAAGAGGAAGAAAAGAGCGGGCATAGTGCGGAGCTTCTTCCTGATGACTAATGACCAATGACCGCTGACCTACAAACAAAACACCCCGGCACCTCGCCGCCTCATTCAAGAGACAAGCAAGACACCGGGGCATTACAGGCTATTCAATTTGCACAGCCGGCCCTTGCGCAAGGGCCTACTTCTTCACGGTCATCTCACGCCGTTCGCCGGTTTTAGAGTCCTTGCCCCACACCCGCGCTTCCGTGCCTTTCGGCTTATCGGCAGTCGGTGTTGGAGCTAATGGACCCGCCTTCACGGGCGGGACAGAAGCGATGCCTGGAGAATCATTCTTGGTGGTCTTGTTGTCTTCACTCATTGGTTTGGTTCTTTCTAACATTCAACATTCAAAATTCAGCATTCAAAATTCATTTCACCGGATCATCCGTCCAGCCGCACGGGTCGCGCTTTCGCCCGCTTGTTTGAAGAGTTGTCTGCCGCGTTCCGTTCTGGCCAGTGCCGCGCCTCCGGCCAGCACGCCTACGCCACCGGCAGCGGCCGCCACCTTCTTCTTGTTGCGGGCCATCATTCCGGCCAGCGCATAGTCCTGCGGTCCCGGCACATTCCCCGCCGCAAACCGTCCTTCCCCATCACGGTCCCGCGCCTCCGCGAAGTGGCGGAGAAAGAGAGTAGAGGAAAACGAACGACGCCCAGCCAAACTCGCATTAGAGTTCCCCGCTACTCGTTTCCCGAGTGGGTAGTAAGCCTTTTCGGGCAAATCACCCGCCACGTCACGCGCCACCGCCTTCGGGAATGATCGATCAAACTTAGCCGCATCCTTAGCCCAAAGTGGCTTCATGGCCCGATTGATTTGATCGGTCTGCGCTCCAGTCTTCTTCATCTTTTTGATGATCGAGTTTTGCGCCCGCTTGATTTTCTGATAGCCAGCACTCCCAAACTCCCGCACCTCTTCAAAATCCATCACCCCTTCAGGCACCCGCATGACACCGCCACGATTCTGGCGCGAGACTTTTTTACCGGCAGCCCTGTTATATCCGTCTTCGGATTTCCGCCACAAGCGGTTTTTCAGCCCTTGAGTCCTTGCGCCACGCTTGGCGATCAACTCCGCAGGAGTGATGATCCCATTTCGCAAGTGACCACGAAGCATCTTCTTCTCGATCTTGTCCACGGCCACAATCTTACGCAGCAACCGCCTCTCACCTCCACTCCCAAACTCCCGCAGAAACAACGTGCTTTCCAACTCTTCCCCTTCCTCTTCTTCCGCTTCCGCCACCGGCTCCAAGCTCTGGATCTCGATGCTCGCCCCGTAGAGCGGTTGTCCATCCTCGCGGCTTTCATCGATCTCGCGGCGCTTCACCTTATAGCGCACCATCGCGCTACCTTCCCCCGGCAGCTTCATCAGCCCAGGGTCCGTAGAGCGGGAGAGCCAGAGGCTCGGATAATTCGGCTTGTCGCTCGGCCCGCACAGCCCACTGCCCCACGGCAACTCCTCCGTGGAGATAAATTCCTTCAAGCGCTCGTCCAAGCGCTCGGCCATACCCACCACGCGGCCCACGGGTGTCCGGGTCTTGCCTGGAGAGTGATGGATCACCTTTGAGTTAGAAAGTGGCGTGCCGATGTTTCCGGCGATCTTGCCCTTCTTGCGCAAAAGCAAGGCCAGCCCTCCAGCCGCCGTGACTCCCGCTCCGGCATACGCCGCCTTCTTCTTGGTAGATTCTTTCATAGCGTCTTCAATTCAAAATTCAAAATTCAAAATTCATCATTCCAGCGAAGCTGGTTGCGCGAGAGGGAATCGAACCCACAGCCTCCGGGTTATGAGCCCAGCGTTTTACCGTTCAACTACCGCGCGGTTGGAAAAATTCATCAGCCCTCACCGCCTTGCAGACGTTGCATCAGCAATGCCTTGCGGCGCTTCTCGGCGCTTCCGTGTTGGACCTTGATGGAGGTCCCAATACTCGCCAAAGAACCGGCACCGATCGCTCCAGCCACCAATCCAGGACTTCCATTTCTAAAGGCGCTTCCGGCCTTCGCGCCTACCTTGCGCAGCATTCCTTTCGGCAGCTTGCCCTTGGCCGCCAAAGCGCCAAGTCCCGCAGCCCCACCCAGCACAGCTCCCGCCGCACCATAACCGGCCGCAGTCCCCGCCATGCCACCCTTCATCCCATCCTTCAACGCATCGCGCTTGCGGTATGCTAGACCGGACTCCTTGTATTTCGCTCGGTCATACAGACCCACCGGCCCGCCAGTCAAATAGATCCCCACCGGGTTGCGTTGCTTTTCCGCATCTGCAAACTCCCGCTCTTCCTCCAGTTCCAACTCCGCCACGCGTTCAGCCAGCTCGATAATCTCGCCCACGCTCTCAAACCCTTGCAGCTTCTTGCCGCCGCTGATGATCTTCTTGCCGATGTCGCCCATCACGCGGCCCGCCTTGATATTCTTGGTTAGCACTCCCTGGTTGCGCATATAGCCACCGGCTTTCTCCATGCCAGATCCCACGCCTTGCGCGATCTTCTTGCGGTTCATCACCGCCGCACCGAGACCGGCCACGCCAGCGCCAGCAGCAGCTCCGCGCACAGCCATCCTTGGAAGGCTCGTCCCGCGTTGTTCTTCATCACCCACAGGCCCATACCCGAAATCCCGCAACTGTGCATCCATCCGGGCTTCCAACGACTTCAAAGATTTTTTCTGAGGCATGGCCTCCGCGCTATGTCAACCACGAGGGAGAAACCAGAATCCAGAATCCAGAGACCAGAAGAGAGAGGGTAAAGCTCACTACCACCCTCTCTCTTTTTTCTTTCTCTTCTCTGGTCTCTGGATTCTGGTCTCTGGTCTCTTCAATCACCACCTCGGCCTATCCACCTTACCACTCCGGAAACCTTCCCTCCGCACAGTCGAGCGCGGCCCCATCGTCGGCCCGTAGCCATAACCGGCGGATGGCGCGGGAGGCGTCACTGGCAGCTTCTTTTTGAGCGCCAGCTTTTTCCCGATCTTCACTCCACCCGCCAGTCCCGCGATGCCAGCCGTGGCGATCAGAGCCGCCGCGATCTTGTCACGGTTTTCCTTCTTCTCATGCCACTCCTTGGGCCTGCGGTAGCGCTGGCGGCTTCCTGGAGCAAACACCCGCGCAGACTTCCCACGCGGATCACGCACATCCCACCCCGCCATCGCAGCGTCCATATCGAAATTCAGCACCCGCCCCGCAGGAGTCTGGAAATCCGTCTCCACATAAGGCGCACCGATCATTCCCATACCCACCTTCACGCTCTTGCCACGGGCCCGCCCGATGTTCAGTCGGTTGATCTCATCCTTCACCTCACGCGAGCCCTTCTTGTAAATTTCCTTCCCATACTTACCTTCCACCACCAGCGTCGGCGTGCTCTTGTTTTTCACCCAGCGGCCCAGCTCCGGATCTTTCAGCAGCGCCTTACGCGCACCCTCGATCTCCTTGCCTACCGGATTCTTCTTGAACACACGGATCTTGCGTGCCGCCTCCACGGCTTCCGCGCTATGCTTGGCAGGGACACCCCAAGTATCCGCCACATAGTTCGCCCACACTCCCCGCGCACTTCCCGGCCGCAACTTCTGTCCAGGATACCGCTTCACCGTGATCCCACGGAACGGCACCTTCCCAAACTCAATCACCCGCCCCGCCGGCGTCTGGAAACTCTTCATCTGGTCTCTGGAATCTGGTCTCTGGTCTCTCGCCTCAAAAGAGGCGAGAGGCAATTCCTCGATGATCTGCTTCCTCTTCGGATTCCCCACCGCGCCCACCAATCCCCCCAGAGCCGCGCCCACACGCGCCCCACGGAAGCCGCTCTTACCAGCGTGCAATGCCCCGCCAAGAAAAGACCCCGCCGCCGCGCCCACCAGCGCATTGCGGAAGCGTGCTCCTTGGTTCACCTTCCGGTCTTCCGGTTGGTCCGCATGGAGCTTCATTGCGCTACCGCCAAGCACCGCGCCGCCTGCCGCGATTCCCGCGCCCTTCTTCAGCCCACGGACGGCATCCTTCTTCCTGCGTTCCGCCGCCTTCACGCCCGCTTGTTTCATCGCCGCGTGTTTGCTGGCACGGTTCACCATCCCCGCAGCCTTTTCATTGCCCTTCGCCGCCGCCGCTTTTAGCCGCGCCACCAGCGCCTCGCGCTGTCCCGCCACCGTCCGTTGCGCCTTGCTAGGCCCCATCAACTTTCCCAGCGGACCCTTGCGCAAGGGTCCCTCAAACTTTCCCAACAATCTAGCAGCCGGTGTCGCAAACTCCCGCCTTACTGGCATTCCGGGAAAATCACTCACCCGCATCACACCGCTTTTCACACCTTGCCCACGCAGCGCTCGCGCCGCAGCAACGCTATCTGGAAGATCGCCCGCCATTTTCATAAATTTCCTTTTAGGCACCTTTGCCCAACGAAGGATAGAATCTTCATGCTGGGGAAAAAACTTTGCCAACCTCTCACCCCGCGCAAAATTCTTCACCCGTTGACCGCTGACCGCTGACCGCTGACCCTCTTCCCACTCCTTCAACATATCCGGTGTCCACGAGTTCACCTTGCGCACACCCTTGTTCACTTGCCGCTTCACCCACGCCCGCTCGCTCGGGTTGTCCTTCAAACGCTTCGCCCCATAGAGCATCGCACCGGTCACGGCCACATTGCGTGCCGCCGTCTTGAACCACGGTTTTTCCCACTCGCGTTTCTTCTCGCGGCCCGCCTGATCCCGCTCACGCGGTTTCCCTGTTGCCACTGCCACCACATCGCTTCCCAGGCTTCCCACCCGCGTCGCGTGCTTTTGGATGTTGTGCGCCTTGTTGTAGGCAGACTTGAGCACCTGAGCGTGCATCAGCGGAATATCCCGCTCGATAGGTTCCTTCGTAACCGGATCTATCTGGAAGTATCCCTTCTCCATTCCGGCCGCCGCCTTGAGCGGATTCCCATACCTCCGCGTATCCTTCTCCCGCCACTGCTCCGCGTTCCCAAAACCAATCAATCTCGATGCCGGAGTCTCAAAGAAAAACCCGCGCCTCTTCTCTGGTTTCTGGTCTCTGGTCTCTGGCTTCTTCTTCTGCCCATACAGCCTAACCATCTCCTCATGGCTCATCGGCTTATCCTCGAATCCGCGCAACATCCTCTCCGCCGGAGTGGATAATTCCCACTTCGCCCGCGGCTCCGGAGTAAAGCTATCCGGCGCACCATATCGCCCGCTCCTGTATCCACTCTTGAAAGCGGATTTCACCTCCCGCAGCGTCCGCCGGGGATTCAGCAAATTCCCCAGTCCACCCTTCGCCCCCTTATAGAGCTTCCCAATATCGGAATAAACCGCCGTCGAGTTCACCACATTATCCGCGCTATCCTGCACCCGTTTCGCCGTCTCCTGGATCTTCTGTTGCGTCACATCCGTCGCCTTGCGGATCTCAGGAAGTTCCTCACGGGCTGCTCTCAGCGCGCCTTCTGCCGTCTTACGCAGCTTACGCGCCTGCCGTGGAATCGCCTTCTTCGCCACCTTGTAGAGCTTATGCGCCCGCATCGCACCGTAGCCGCTCGCACCCAGCACACCCAGCCCACCGGCCAGCAATGCCGCATCCCGCGCTTTTGATAACCCGTCACGTTTCGTCTTGTTGTCTTGAGTCTTCATAGAAAAATTCTTTTGTTCTCGATACCCCTGTAAAATCTGCCGGTTCACCTTCCGTGATCCGCGCAAGGATTCAGATTGTTCCCACGGCGTCACCTGTCCTGCCGCCGCTTTCGGCACCCGGATCGGCTTCGTCATCCGTGCCGCCGCATCCAGCCGTTCATATTCCGCTCGTACTGCAGGTGCCAGCTTCGCAATCCGTTTCGAGCTAGGCGGTTTCAGCGCACCCCATGCCCGCTCACGCTTCAGCTCCGCAGCCTTAATCAGCCGCTTCACCCCGCCCTTGCGTTCATTGTTCGCCCGTGCCGCCACCTTCATTCCCGGTCCACGCGGCTTTGGCGGAGCTTTAGGACCCTTGCCGTAGATCACATCCGGCGTGTAAGTTTCCTTCGCCCGGCGTGGCCCCCACTCCGTCACCCGTTGCCGCAGGGGAGGCAGCTCGCGCCGTGGCGCAGGCAGCCCAGGGTGTTCCACCTTCCACTTCGGCATCGGCACCGGCTTGGCCGCCACCGGCTTAACATCCCCAGCCTTCTCACCCCGCAGCAACAAATACCCAGCCCCCACCCCAGCCGCCGTCAAAATCGCCCCCTTCAAAAGCGCCTTCCGGTCCTTGCGCACCTGCTCCTGCTGCCGGTCGGTCATCTCAGCTTTCCCGCTGACCGCTGACCGCTGACCGATGACTGTTGACTGAAAATTCTTCATCTCTTTTCTTGCGTCTTGGGTCTTGAAGTCTTGCGTCTCTCTCACCCTCACCGCCACCGCAGCCTTCGGTTTCCCGCTCCGCGTCAACCCCGAGTAGCGCACCTGCACCTGGTCTCCTACCTTCGCCGCCGCAGCCCCGCCACCCGCCTGCACCTTGAACGGCTTCCCGTCCGCCGTCCTCATTGTAAGCACCGTCTTCTTTCTTCCCGCCTTCAGATTCTCCACCTTCCACTCCGCATCCATTTGCGGCTTCAGCTTCACCTTCACCCCATCCGCGCCCTTCACCACCACCCCTTCATGACCCTTGCGCAAGGCCCGCGCCAGCGCCGCCTGCACTCCTGCATCATCCTTCACCTTCCATCCCGGCACCCGTCTCACCGCGCCTATTCCCCACGGCCTATCCGCTTGTCCCGGATACACATGCAGCCGCAGATTTTCCGTCTTCCCGCTCCGCGCCTCCCCCGCGATCGCCTCGATCCCAGCCCCCTTCCTCCAAACCTCACCCTCCAGCGCCCCCGCCGGATTCTTCCGGAAATACCTTCTCAACCGAGCCTCCACATGCGCCATGGGCATTTTTTGCCCACTTTTGGTAAAAATGCCATCACGCGTTGCCCGCGCATACACCCCATCCAGTTTTGGGCTCGCCTCCACCGGCGTCACCTTTTTTGCATCATAGCGGTCCATTCTTCCCCGCAGGAGTCAACAATCACCACCCACCGTCAATCCGGTCAACCCCGTCAATCAGGTCATCCCACAAAAAACCGGGGAGCCCCAAATGAGACTCCCCGGCAAACAAGATCCTATGAACTACTCAACTAACACCCTCCACCCCGTATCAACCTTCACCGGATTTCATCCGCCTCGCCTTGCGCCTCTTCCCTTCTTCCGCCCCCTCATGCACGATCTCGCGCATCCCCATCGTCTTCACCTCGCGCCCGCGCAAGAACTCGCTACACGCACGCCCCATCTCGCGGCTCAATCTCCTCGATACAAACCCCGCATGTTCCGGCATAATCTCGATCGAGTGGTCAAAAGAAATTTCCCTTCTCATATTTCCCCCTCTTCTCTTCTTCTTCTCTTGTCTCTGGTCTCTGGTCTCTGGTCTCTTCTCAGGACGGCAACGTCCTGAGCGGATCTGGCAGCACCGCAAACGCCGCCGCCTCGTCCATCCCGTGCACCGTGATAAGCGTCATCCGCGCGCTTTGCCTATCGATCTCACCCCGGCCCACCGCCGTCAGCAGATCGATCACCGTCTTCGCGCCCTTGTCGCCGATCTGGCCGATCATTCCCGGTGGCGTCGCGGGCTCATCGGAAATCCCCGCCTGTGCCTTCGCCAAGTTCGCCAGCACCTCCGTCGGTCTGCTCAAGCTCGCATTCAGCAGTTCCAGCGGCACCTTCCGCTCCGCAGAAATCTCCTGCAAGAGCTGGATCTCAGAGGCCGCTTCATTGGCCATATCCGCAAAGTTCTCGCCCAGCTCGCTCGCCCAGCGCGTCCGCGTCTTCACGCCGAACGTGACCATCGTAGAATCCGCCTGCACCTGATGGCCGATGTCGCCCGTCAGAGAAGCCCCGAAGCTCCACGTCCCCTTGTTCCACTCCTTCACCGCCTTGATCTCTTTTCTAGCGATGCCCGCCAAGAGCACCTTGCGCTTCACCCGTTCCAGCAGCGTATCCACCAGCATCTCACGGAAGCGGCGGAAAACCCGATCCGCCTGTTGCGTCTCCAGCCGTGCCGTCACCCCGCCGAACACCGCCATGTCGTAGATGAAACCATACGGCAGATTCGTCCCCAGAGCGATCTCGCGGAAGATCGCCTGCACCAGCGCAATGAACGCCCCGCTAGGCCGCTGCGTCCCCGGCGCGAATTGCACGCTGTCTCCACGCCCCATCTTCATCAGCGTCCCCGCCTGTGCCGCCATCGTCGGCAACTTCCCTTTTCCAGTCCCCTTCGTATCCCAGGTATTCGCCCCATCCGGGCTATACGAGTCCGCCGTTTGCAAGAACCCTGCAAAGCTCGCCGCAAACTTCGCCGCGATCTTCTCATAGCCGAACAACTCATACAGATCCTTCGCATGAGGAACCACCGGCTTCAGGATCGATACCCCGTGATACTGGTCGCAGCGCGTCGGACGGAACAAATGGATAAACCTCTCCGGCCCTATCTCACCCTCCAACGTATATTGGTTAGTCCGGCTCCGTCGGTGGATAGAAAAACTCTTCACCCGTCCCGTCCCCACATCGATCTTGATCCCCCCGATGTCGTCCTCAGACTGGCTCAAATGATTCGGGTTCCCAATCCTATCCGCCTCGATCGCCTGCAACTTATAGTCCAGCCCATCCTGCCGCTCGATGAACCCGAACTCCCCATCCCGAAACATAGAGCGCACCGCCAGCTCCGCCAGCTTCTTCAGCCGGTGCCGCCCCGTCACATCGATCTCTCCGCACTTCCCGTGGAAATAGTCCGCATACTCGCGGTCGGCCCCCTTATCTCCCGTCGTCGGACGGTATTCCAAGTTCCCGATGGTGTACATGGAAATCTTATCCAGCAACCCCGCGATCACGCACAGATTCTCCTCCATCGCCCGCGCCTCCCAGATCGCCTCCACCCGCTCGCGTTGCTTCTTCCAGCTCTCGCTGCCCGCCTGGTCTCCTGCCGTCGCCGCCCGTCCGCGGGCACTCGCATCCGCCCAATTCGGCTCCTCCGCAAACATCTTCAGCCGTTCCCGGCTCACTGCACGTTCCAGCGCATACTGCGGAGAAACCACACCCAGACCCCGCTCCAAAAAATTCAACTTCGGCATGTCTCACCCGCCGCGTCAACGCGGCGGAATTTTGAATTTTGAATTTTGAATTTTGGATGGCCTTCCTCTTCCCATTCATCATTCAAAATTCATCATTCAAAATTTCTCACAACCTCCCCCACCGGTTCCCGGAAAAAGCCTCCCCTCCCTTCATCCCGTTCCCCGTCCCGCGTGCCGCCCGTTCATTCTTCACCCGTGTCGCGGCCTGGAGTCTGCTTTCCAGCATATTCACATCCCGTTGGTGGTTCACGCTTCCCACCCCTTGTGCGCTAAGCGCCCCCCGCAGATCCTTCTTCAACTGCGCGATTTCCTCCGTAAGCTCCGCAGCCTCATAGCTCCGGTAAATCTCCATCCAACTTTCCGCTCCCATGAATTCTCCCGCCGCGTCAACGGCGGGAGAAACCAGAATCCAGAATCCAGAATCCAGACAAGAGCCAAAGGCCCGCGCACAAGCTCTCTTTTCTGGTCTCTGGCCTCTGGCCTCTGGCTTCTCAAGCTCACCTTCCAAGCTCACAAAAACCCTTGCACAAGGGCCACCCCCATGCCACACTGACGGCATGGAAAAGAAACCTTGGACTCGCACTAACACCGTCTGTCTCACCATCGCCATCACCGGCCTGCTGGCCTCCTTCATCCTCATCTGCTACACCAACCAGCGCTACCCTAACACCCAAACCCCGGACCAGCGCCGCGAGCAATACCGCCAGCAAAAACTCGAAGACGCCCGCGCCAAAAACTACGTCGAGCACATCAAACCTTACGTCCCTAACGCCCCATGACCAAGCTCCCTGCCAAGCAACGCCTCCCACACACCCCGTTCCTGGACGCATGGCGTGCGGATCTCGCCGCCGCCACCGCCCAGCGCGGCCTCAAGGCAGAGCTGGCCCGCCACCTTTCCGCCTCCCGTGGCACCTCCACCCAGGTCGCACAGAACCTCGTCCACCGCATCACCTCCGGCCGCATCCTCCCCAATGGTGAGGACGTTCTGGAAATCTCCCACTGGATCACATCACGGACGGCCACCGGCCACCCCGCCGCCGGCACCAGGCCACGCAAACGTAATTATTCATAATTACAATTAAGTTTTTACCTTTTCCGGTTTCCCTTGCGCAAGGGTTTGAATCTTCCCCCCCTTGTGACCTTACAAGGCAAGAGAGAAGCGCTAGCAAGCGCTTGCGCAAGGGTTTGAATCTTCCCCCCCTTGTGACCTTACAAGGCAAGAGAGAAGCGCTTAAATATAACCTTGCAAGGTTAGCTCTGAATCGGTAAATTTTCCCCGTTATGAGAACTCAATCAGACATCAGAAAAGAAGGGTTTGCCCTTTTCGCCTCGCGTATTTCACTGCATGAAAGCGCTTGCGATTACTGGAGAAATGAAGCGGAAAAAATCGCTTGCCGCAACGCGGAAGAAATATCCGCTTGGCTTGTCTGCCGTTTCGTTTCGCACGTCATTGCACGCTCTATTGAGCTTGCGGACGGCAGAAATGACGCGCAAGGAATCGCAGTGGAACGCATCGCACCGCAACGCGGAATAGGGCGCTTGCAATCGCAAGCGCTTGCGGAGCGGTCACAATCCATGCTCAATTCTGCCGTAATGGCTAGGAGCGGAAAACCTACCACCCGCAGGAATCAGAAAGCGCTTTCCCTAACCGACAAAGCAGAAATACAAGGCGCGGTTTCCCTTGTCCTATCCTATCGCAACGCATGGAACCGCGCTTTGAATTCCGATGATTGGAATAAATGCTTTTCGTTAGTCGAAAGCGTGGATTGTCTGGAATTGAACCGCAGGCATCGCAGACTTGAAAACGCAACGGAAGAAGAACTAACCCTTGCGCGCCTTGCGGCACCCGTTTTTGACTTGGAAATTGACGCCTCCCGCATTGAAAAACTATCCGAGCGCTTGCGTGAAACTTTCGAATTGATTGACCTAGCAAGCGCAAGCGACAAATCACGCAAGGCAAAGTCGAATGCGGAGAAATGGAAAGCCTATGCACAAGCTACTGCGGACGGTACCGCAGGAAATGGAAAAGACAAGCGGGAGCGCCGTCGTGACCGCGCGGACTTCCGCGCCTATCTGGAAACGGGGCGCAAAGCGCTAGAATTGAAAGCGCTAGAATCCGCCATGAATTCCGACAAGCGCCAAGCGCTTTCCGATTCCCTAGCTTAAACCTAACCCTTGCACAAGGGCGCGGGAAACCGCGCCCTTCATTAAAACCCCTTTACCCCGTCCGTTATGAAAACGTCCCACCGTCCGCTCACCACCAACTGGTCCAGCCAACCCACCAACGAAAGATGGCAGCCATCCGGCCTCACCGTGAAGCCGATCACCCGCCCACCCGTTGGCAACGTCCCGATCTTCGCATGGCACCGCTTCCCCGTCTTCACCAGTGAGGATGTCAAAACCGTCATGCTCCCATGCTCGCCGCCACAATTCCGCATCCCCAAAAAGGGACCTAACGCCGGAAAACCCGTGGAGATCATGCGCCGCATCCAATTCATCACCCGCACCGTCACCGGAGGTGATGGCGTGGAATACACCTTCACCAACCGATCATCCAAGGTCAAGGTTTCCACCGGAATCAAACTCACCCCCGCCCAAGTCCGGGATACCTTCACCCGCCGCTGGCCGGATCAGGCCGCCGCGCTTGCCGATCACCTCCTCAACTTCTAACCCTAACCCCAGCAGACACCGGCTCACCCCGAGCCGCCGCTCCCGAGTGGGAAGCGGGCCGGAAGCTCTACCACCGCCAGGCATGGCGGGGTAACTTCCGGCGGGCTGGACAATTTTTTTCCGCCCTCACCCCGTCCGTCCATGAGATCCCCCATCTCTAACGTCATCCCCTTCCCCGTGAGCCGCCCGCGCAACATCATCAAATTTCCAAGCGCCCTTGCGCAAGGGCCATCCTCTTCTCTGGTCTCTGGCCTCTGGTCTCTGGCCTCTTCCGCCCCCTCTCCCACCGAGAACCCAACCCCAACCATGAAACCAACACAACCCCGCCATGTCCGCTAAAACAAAAAACACCGAAACCGGCCTCATGCTCGCCGATGTTGCTGGCCTCACCGCCGCGCAAACCGCCGATCAGATCGCCGCCCAGTCCAAGGTCATCAACCGCGCCTTCGTGGATCGCGGCAAGCTGATCTACCACCTCGATAACATCAAGCTCCGTGCCGGTCAGACCGTCTATGGAATGCTCAAGTCCCGTGGAGTCTCCGAGGGGAGCATCCACTCCGCCCGCACCGTCGCCAATCTCATCACCGCCCTGGTCGTCCCCGGCCTCGTCCCGGAAGAGAAGTTCGACTCCACCATGACCTTCCGCACCGCCCGCCTTGGAGACCTTCTCCTCAAGGGCAAGGGCAAGGCCAAGGTGGATGCCACCCAGCTCGCCACCATCCTCCTCTCCGGAGACACCGCCACCGTCGGCTCCGAGCTGGAGTGCCTCCACGAGCACGGCATGACCATCGCCGAGCGCGAGACCGCCCTCAAAGCCGAGGAAGCCGAGCGCCAACGCCTCGAAGCCGATGCCGCCGAAGCCCAAAAGCTCAAGGCCGCCGAAGCCGAGCGCCTCGCCAAAGAGCAAGCCGCCGCCGCCGCCGCCGCCACCGAGGCCCACACCGTCAACACGGTCAACCCCGTCAATCCGGTCAACTCCGACGACGACGAGGAAACCGACTCCGACACCGACGAGGATGAAGAGTCCGATGACTCCGACACCGACGACGACGATGAAGAGTCCGAAGACTCCGACACCGACGACGACGAGGAAACCGACGAGGAAACCGACGAGGACCCCGTCACCGAAGTCGAGACCATCATCGTCAACGGTCCCGGCACCATCGCCAAGCCCGCCGCCGCGCCCAAGGCATCCACCCCGCCGCCCGCGCCCGTCTTCACCTTGGAGTCCGTCGTGGACCGCATCAACTCCGCCCTCATCGATGCCATGGACTTCTCCCCGGCAGACATGAGCAAGCTCGTCACCTTCCTCCGGCAAGCCACCGCCGAGCTGGAAGCCACCGTCCAGACCGCCACCCCCGTCGCCGCCTGATCCACCCCACGGGCACGACGATTGCCCTCATGCCATAACGCATGGCCCCCGGCGTGAGACCGGGGGATAGATAACCCAAACCGGCCCGGCCGCGCCTCACCCGCGCGTCCGGGCCTTTTGGCGTTGAAGGGTGAAGGCCGCCGTCCGGCTTTCCTCTAACCACTAACCATCAAACCACCATGGCCTCAATCAAAATCGAAAACGGAAACCTCGTCATCACCCTGCCGCTCCAGACTCCCACCCCGTCCGCATCCGGCAAGACCCTCGTGGTTGCCACCACCAAGGGCAACATCAAATCGGACGCCCTCATCGACGGCAAGCCCGTCACCGTCGGCGTCAACGCCTACATCACCCGTTAGGACGCCGCCTCCTTGCGCAAGGGTTTTCACTAACCCTTGCGCAAGGGCACTCTTCGCTCGCGTCTCGCGTCTCCCTGCTCTTTTCCACCCCATGAAAACCACCGTCCACTACTTCGCCGCCCCCGAGGAAGCCATTGCCTTCAAAGCCGGTGTGGACATCGTCTGCGATGACATGCTGCAAACCGAACTCGGTCCAGGCCCCGCAGAAGTCACCATCCATGACCACGGTTGCGATGAAGGCACCCCCACCGAGCACGCCGACCACCGCCTCCAGATAGACGTCCCTTTCTACTCCGATTCCCCACCCGACGACATCTAACCCCAATCTCCAATCTCCAATCTCTTCCCACCATGTATTTCTCCATCCCATCCGCCACCTACTCGGACATCCTCCGCCGCGCCAAGCTCGCCATGGGCAAGCAAAACCTCCCCATCCTTGGCACCGCCCGCTTCACCGTCTCCCCCTGCGGCCGCACCTTGGAAGTCACCACCACGGATCTCGACATCACCCTCGCCCAGCGCATCCCGCTGGAGGACATGGGCGGCCCCGGCTCCATCTGCCTCGAACTCCGCCAACTCACCGCCATCCGTCCGGACAAAAACACCCCCGTCCGCATCGATCACGCCCCCTACCTCAAGGAATTCACCCACGGGAATTCAGATTCCCAGATCCTCTACGTCGCCGCCGGAATGTCCGCCACGGCCCCGCTGGAGTCCTTCCCCGCCTCCGAGTTTCCGGACCCGCCCGCCATCCCCGCCTCGGATCACACCTGCCTGCTCCCCGGCAAGACGCTCGCCACCCTCGCCGCCTCCATCCCCTTCCAGTCCAAGGACGAGACCCGCTACGTCCTCAACGGCGCGCTGCTAGATTCCTCCGCCGGAGGCTCCATCATCGCCACCGATGGCAAGCGCCTCTTCCAATCCTCCGCCAAAGTCACACCGGAGTCCGTCATCCTTCCGTCCAAAGCCTGCAACATCCTCGCCCGCCTGGCTCCGGCATCCGCCGCGGCCGCCCTCCATGACCACGTTCACCAACCCGGAAACACCACCCGCTTCCTCTCCATCCGCACGTCCGCCTTCACCCTCACCTCCAAGCTCATCGAGGGGAATTACCCGAACTACCACCAAGTCATCCCCACCGACTTCAATTCCTCCATCACCTTCGCGGACCCCACCGGCCTTGCCAAGTGGCTTGCCTCCCTGCCGGAAAAGGCCACCGCAAACTCCGTCCACCTCACCCCGCGCGCCCCGCATTTCGTGGATCTCGTCCACTCCCACGGCAACCTCACCGCCACCGCCTACCTCCAGGGGAATCCCTGCTCCATCGCCTTCAATTCCCACTTCTTCGCGGATGCCCTCACCGCCGCCCCCGGCACCCTGCGCCTCATGGATGAAATGAGCCCCGCCGTCCTCCGCACCACCACCGCCCTTGTCGTCCTCATGCCCATGCGCATCACCACGGAGGCCACCACCCCCGCCCCCAAATCCGCCGCCGCCGCATGAAGTCCATCACCATCAGCGTCCCCCGCGCCCTCATCGGCATCATGCTCACCGCGCCGGATCAAAACGGCCACCATCACGGCACCATCACCACCACCCTCCAGCACCCGGATGCAGAGCATCCAGATCCCGCCCTTGATGCCATCGAGTCCCTCATCCTCGCCCACGCCTGCTCCGGCGTGGACGTAGAAGCCCCGTCCTACATCGAGGGCATCCACATCACCCTAGAATCCCTCGCCACCCAACAAGTCAACCCCGTCAACCCCGTCAACCCCGTCAATCCGGTCAATTAAGTCATCAGTCATCAGCCACCCGTCATCAGGAAGAAGCTCCGCGCCCTGCCTGCTCTTCTCTTCCTCTTCTCTTGCGTCTTGCGTCTTCAAGTCTTGCGTCTCTTATGTTCCCCCATCCCTGCACCCACTGCGGCATGTGTTGCCTAGCCACTCCATGCCCCGCCGCCAAGACCCTCATGGGCGCGCGGCACGGCACTCCTTGCCCCGCCTTGGAATGGGAAACCCCCACCACTTCCCGTTGCGGCCTCATGGCCCGTCCGGAACACTACCTTGCGCCGTCCGCCATGGAATTCATCCGCCAGGAAATCCCAGACCTCCCAGCCTTCATGGGCTCCGGCCTTGGTTGCTGCATCTCCGCCCGCGTCGTCATCGGTAGGGCGGTCCATGACTTCGCCGCCCTCCCAGCAGAAATCAAAACCACCTCCGTCCAAGGCGTTCTCCACCATAACGCCCCACTCATCCCACCGCCGTAACCTCTTCCATTCAAAATTCAACATCCAACATTCAAAATTACCATGTCCATCCACGATAAAACCCTCCTCATCTCCCTCGCCCTTTCCGGCATCCCCTCATCCCGGCAGGACAAGGACATCACCCGTGATGTCCTCTTCCAGCAAAATGCCGATGCCGATGCCGGCCGCTGGATGTCCCGCCTCTGGCCCAAGGACGCCCTTGAGCCCATCCGCTCCATCGATAGCCAGATCCGCTCCTTCCACTACACCAAAACCCTCCCATGGATGGACAAGGGGGAGCGCATCATTGCCTCCCGCATCTTCACCTCCTACATGGAATCCATCCGTGATCTTCGCTTCAAGCGCGAGACCCTTGTGCAAGGGTTCATTGATAACTATGACCACTGGCTGGACAAGGCCCGTGACATGCGCGGAGCACTCTACAAAGCGGATGAATACCCCCACCGCTTCGAGGCCGCCCGCCGCTTCCGCTTCGAGATTTCCGCCACCCCCGTCCCTCACAAGGAAGACTTCCGCGTCTCCCTGGCCTCCGAGGAAATGGCAGAAGTCCAAGCCTCTCTGGATGCCCGCGTCCAGCAAGCCGAGATCACCGCCACCCGTGACCTCTACCGCCGCATCGCCGCCCCCGTCGCCGCCTTGGTGGATCGCCTCGCCACTCCGGACGCCCGCCTCACGGATGCCACCCTCAACGCCCTGCGGGAACTCACCCGTTCCTTGCCGGACATCAACATCCTCGATGATCCCTCCGTGGAAGCCCTCCGTCAGTCCATCCAAACCCAGCTCTGCTCACTCAATCCCGAGACCCTCACCGGCTCCCGTTCAGACCGCTCCCGAGCCCTTGAGAAAGCCAACTCCATCCTCGCCACCATGGCCCCATGGATGGAAGACACCGCCAACCTCGAAGACGCCGCCTAAGTCAATCCGGTCAACCCCGTCAATAAAGCCCCCATGAAGCTCTCCCGCAACCAACAAACGGATCACAACATCCGCCAATACCGCACTGGCTATCAGGAAGGCTACCGGGACTTCACCATGTTCCGCCCCGCCCAGGACTTGCAGGATGTCGTTGCCGCGGACCCCAAATTCATCACCGGATACAACGCAGGATATTCCCACGCCAGAAGAGGTCTCCCCAAACGCTATCAGCCATGAACCACCCCCTCATCCCGCTACTCCAGTGCCCCGGCGTCCACGTTAATCTCATCGTCCGCCACACCGGAGACCTAACCGATACCGAGATCGTCCGCCTCGCCGCCACGGATGACCATCAAATCGAACTCTGCGATGGCCTCTACACCTCCAACGACCGCGAGCCCGGTGCCGATTCCACCATCCTCCGCCGCTTGAACCATGGAGAACTCTCCGGCACCCACGTCTTCCACGCCGGTTGCGGCAACTGCAAAAACTCCGGCTTCGCCCACTGGCACCTCGCCATCTCCGGAGATACCCCCGCCGTCCAGCCATGAACCACGCCCCACACCTCACCCTCTGGTGCGAGGCCCATCTCCGCTTCTACGACATCCCCTCCCTCCGGGACCGCTCCTACAACACCGCCAATCTCCAGCCTGGCCAAAAAATCTACCGCCACTACAACGCCGCCTACGCGGATGAATACGAGTGCCCGTCCATCACCATCTACTCCCCGGATTGGAAGGAAGAAGCCACCTACCACACCTCCCAACACCGCTGGGGCTACCACTACAACTTTCGCACCTACCGCAACAAGCATGGCCATAACTGGCACAACGTCACCCGCATCGACGTCACCTTCATGCCCGCGGATGTTCCCTTCTACTACTCCGGGAAAATCTACACCGGCGGGCTTTCATCCCATACCTGCCAACTCCGCCGCCTCAAGTCCACCCATCAGGCATCCCAGTTCATCCCGGCAAACGCCACCCTCACGCCTCTCCCGGACTACCCCGGCGTCACCGAGGCCACATGGACCACCCGCCGCCACTGCCGCCACGGCTGGCTGGACCGCACCCAGCACCACACCACCTACCTCGCCCGTTCCCCACGCGGCTGGCTCAAAGCCCCATCCCCAGATCAAACCATCGCCGCCCTAGTCCTCCACCGCCTCAACCTCCAAGCCGCATGACCACCGAAATCATTACCCCGCACCGCTGCGATGAAGAAGGCCGCCGCCGCGTCCGCTTCTCCTGCCTCAAGTGCGGTTCATCCATCATTCTCGACTTCGGCCTCATGACCGACGACGAAATCCGCGCCAAAATCCGCCGCCTCGCCAACGGCGGCTGCGAGTGCCCCGGCTGGCATTACGAGCTGGACATGACCCGCTGCTGGCAGCTAGACGCCGTCCAAACCGCCGCCATCCCCCCGCCTCCGCCGCAGCCTAACCCTTGCGCAAGGGTCTTACTGGTCAACGGTCATCAGGAAGAAGCTCCGCACCATGCCTGCTCTTCCCAATGACCAATGACCGCTGACCAATGACCTCTTTTGTTCCACATGGAACAAATGCCAACTTTTGGCATTTTCTCCCCGTAATTTTGGCATTTATCCCCACAATAGGAAATTTATCCTCTTTTTTCTTGTTATATCTGCCAACTTTTAGCATTTCTCCCCACACCTAACACAACCATGCCTAAACCAACCGTGAAAAAACAGCAAATCACCATCGAAAACGTCGAGTCCGCCCTCACAGCCCTCGAACTCCGCCACTGGCGTCACCAGACCCTCATGGAGTCCCAGCGCCTCGCCCGCGTCACCGCCCGTGAGCGTCATTACCGCCCATGGACCCGCCGCAAACTAGCCCCCATCCACTACGCCTACTAACCTCTTCCTCTTTTCTTCTGTCTTCTGTCTCAAAATCTTCTGTCTCCACTATCCACCACCACCACCATGAAACCAACCGCCCTCATCAAACTACTCGTCGCCGCCTTCCGCAACCGCCTCAAAGTCCTCATCAAAGGGGCTCCCGGCATCGGCAAGACTGAAATCGTCGGCCAAGCCTGCGCCATCGTCGGCGCGGGCCTGGTCATCATGCACCCTGCCGTCTCAGATCCCGTGGACTTCAAGGGCCTCCCCGCCGCCATCACCCAGGATCAGAAAACCTTTGCCGAGTTCCTGCCCTACGGCCAGCTCCGCAAGCTCATCGAAGCGGACACCCTCACCATCTGCTTCATTGACGACATCGGCCAAGCCCCCCACGCCGTTCAAGCCGCCCTCATGCAGCTCATCCAGCAGCGCGAGATCGACGGCCACAAAATCTCCGATCACGTCGTCTTCTGCGGTGCCACCAATGATTCCTCCCACATGGCCGGAGTCCAGTCCATCCTGGAGCCCGTCAAGTCCCGCTGGGATACCATCGTGGAACTCGTGTGCGACCACGTCGAGTGGGTCCGCTGGGCACAGAAAAACAACGTCCGTGAGGAAATCCTCGCCTTCGTCATGTTCCGCGGCATGGATGTCCTTCACAACTTCAAGGCCACCCGTGAGCTGACCAACTCACCCTCGCCTCGCACCGTCAATTCCGCCTCCAAATGGGTCAGTGCCGGCATCACCTCCCATGATGTCCTCGCCGGTGCCTGCGGAGAAGGCTGGGCTGCGGAATTCCTCGGCTTCCTCAAAGTCTATCGCAATCTCCCAGATCCGGACGACTGCATTGCCAATCCAGACAAAGCCCGCGTCCCCGCCGCAGAAGACGCCGCCACCCTCTTCGCCATCGCCGTCGCCCTCAGCCTCCGCGCCACCAAGGCGAACTTCGCCAACATCACCCAATACCTCAAGCGCCTCCCCAAAGAGCATGAGGTCTTCGCCGTGCGGGACGCCCTCGCCCGCGAGTCCGCCCTCCAAAACACCTCCGCCTTCACCAACTGGGCCGTCGATAACATCAAGGCGCTGTCCTAACACTTCCAGTCAAAGGGACCGTTCTACACCTGTTCCGTGCGATTTCTCCACCGTGGATTGAGCCACCATGAAACGCTGAAACCTCTGGCCGTTCTCAAACCGGTTTTGAGCCACACCAGCTCATTAACACAGACAATCGGAACACTGGATACACCGCCATGACCATCCTCGAAGAAACAGACGAATACGCCTTCGTCCAGCACGCCACGGAAATCCTCGGCGTCCCAAACGCCCGCCCGGACCTCGAACCGGGCGGGCTCTGGATTCGCGGCAAGATCCGCCTCTCCTGGGGCCTGCGCACTGCCACTGAGCCACCCACCCTCCAAGTAGGCCGCTCATCCTCCGTGCTAAACTCCAACATCGCCGCGCTCCCCTACGATCTTCCCGCCCGCCTCGCCGTGTGGCGCACCTCCTTTGCCAACCGCGCCACTTCCACCTATCCGGATCTATCCAATCTCGATTTCCGTGAAACCGTCGCCCTAACCGCCATCCTCTCATGGACCCCACCCGAGCCTGAAGATGACCCCTGAACAAGCTAAAGAACTTGGAGACAAGCTCATCTCCCTAGCCGCCGCCACACGCCTCGGCGTCAAGTTAGACTATCAGCAATTCCACGCCGTCATGATCTCGGAACTCATCCTCCACGTCCTCAACAAACACGGAGCCATCACCGAGACCTCCTACAAAACCGACCGAAACGAACACCGCGACCATAACGGAGACATCTTCTCCACCACCGTCACCGCCACCCACTGCACCTTCACCATCACCCTCTGATGAATCTCCAAGACCGCCTCAAAAAAGCCCGTTTGAATCTCATTCTGGATGCCCCCTTCTTCGGCACCCTCGCCTTCAAGCTGGAAACCGTCATTGACCCCCCCAGCGATAAGAGCAACCACACCTCCCATGTGGACGGCAAGACCATCCGCATCAATCCGGACTACGCCGCCAAGCTCACCGAGCCCCAGCTCGCAGGCCAGATGATAGAAAACATCATCCACTGCGCCCAAGGCCACCTCTGGCGGCGCGGCACCCGTGATCTCTCCCGCTGGAATGCCGCTGCGGACCAAGCCTCCTGGGACATCATCTCCAAGCTCCAGCAAGCCACAGACGGCCGCATCACCATGCCGCCAAACGGCCACTGCAAGCCCCAATACGCCAACCTCTCCACCGAGGAAATCTATCACCTCATGGAGCAGGAAGAGCAGCAGCAACAGAAAAACGGCGGCGCACCACCTCCCCCATACCAATCCCCCGGCTCCTTCGACCAACCCGCCCCCGATCCATCCCAAGACCCATCCGATCAACAAGGTCAACAAAGTCAATCCGGTCAAAACCCACCTCCAGACCAAGACCCCAACTCCCCGCCCCAGGACTCCAACACCCCGCCGCCCCCACCGTCCGATTCCCTCGAAGACGACTGGAAAGCCGCCGTCTACCAAGCCGCCACCGTAGAGCGCCAGAAAAACCGTGGCAATCTCCCCGCATGGCTCAAGTCCCTCGTGGAAGAGCTCTCCGAGCCCACCGTCCCCTGGACAGACTACGTCCGGGAATTCTGCCACCGCCTCTCGCGGGATGATTACAGCTTCCGCCGTCCTAACCGCCGCTTCCTCCAGCGCGGTTTCATCCTCCCCTCCCTCCAGTCCGAGGCCCTCGGCCCCATCGTCGGCGCGTTTGATACCTCCGGCTCCATCTTCTGCTACCCGCAGCTTGTCCAAGCCATCCTCAGCGAGTTCCAAGGCATCCTTGATCTCTGCCGCCCGGAAACCATGCACCTCCTTTCCTGTGATACACGGGTCCACCAGCATGAGGAATTCAAGCCCGGAGACACCCTCCTCCAATTCGTCCCGGAAGGCGGCGGCGGCACGGACTTCCGCCCCATCTTCGAGTCTATCGAAAAACTCCCCGAGCCTCCCGCCTGCCTCATCTTCCTAACCGACCTCGAAGGCTACTTCCCGGACAAGGCACCGGACTTCCCCGTCCTCTGGGCAAACTTCGGCCACCCCAAAGCCAAGGCCCCCTTCGGCACCACCATCCACGTCCCCATCGATGTATGATCATCTACCTCATCGCTTTTCATAGACAGTTATTCCTTTTCCCAAATATCATCATATCAAAACCATACAAGGGAATGGGCTATCGAATTGCCCTCGTATGGATCGATGTGGGAATTGAAATCATATTTAATAGATAACCTCGCCCCACCCATGCGCCACCCTCTTCTCCCCCAATCTCTTAATCTCCAATCTCCAATCTCTTCTCCAATGCGTCACCTCCTATTCCCCATCCTGCCCGTCACCGCGCTCATCGTGGAGGCGCTTGCCCCCCAAAGCATCCTCTCCGTCATCATCTGGTGCATCATCGCCTTCATCTTCTCATCCATCTTCCTCTATCTCGTCGCCTACCTCACCGTGAACTTCATCAAAAATCTCCCCTAACACCTTCTTCCCATGTCCGAATCCGCGCCTCTCCTCAAGCTCATGGCCATCACCGCCACGCTCACCGGCAAGTCTATCAAACTCTCCGGAGAGCTGCTCAACGTCCGCTCCGCCATGATCCACAACAAACACGGCAATGACAAACCCAGCCTCCTGCTGGAACTCGCCCTTCCCGTGCCAGATCCATGCCCGGATGCAGAGTGCCAGTGCGGCCTGTGCGTCACCAAACGCTCTATCACCTCCAAAAACGCCACCGCCCTTGCCCACATCATGTGTGAAGGTGCCTCCATCGATCACGGCCTCATGCTGGATTCCACTTTCGTTTCGGAAGATGGATTCCACGTCAAGCTCCGCACCATGGATGGCCGTTACCACGTCGCCACCGGCGGCAATCTCACCATTGCCCTCGCCCACGCCATCACCGCCGCACTCACCCCCGCGTCATGAGCCGCATCTCCGCCAGCACCCGCCAAGCGGTGGCAAAATCCCTCGCGGATACCTATTGCATCCACCACCGCGCTCCCAGCGGCGAGGTCCGCATCAAAAGCCTCGCCTTCTCACCCTATCCCCGCCAATGGTCCATCATCGCCGATACTTCGGACGGCAAATTCTTCGGCTTCGGATACCGCAAGTGTGATGTGGAAATCACCGCCACCATCTCCCGCCTCTGGCTGGAAAAAAGCGGCATCTTCGATGGCATGGTCTATTTCCATGCCGGTGAATCCGCAAACGGCTCCAAACGCCTCCTTGCGGGCAAGCAACCTCTCCCGCCGCCTCCCGGCATCGATGGCCTGGAACTCATCGCTTACTCGGACATGCCTCCGGAAAGCCGCTCCACCTTCCGCCTCACCTCCCGCTGGGCCTTCCGCTTCTACGCCCACCAGCAGGTCCGCGTCTGCGGCATCACCGCGGAATTCCCGGACAACCTCCACCGCGCCATCGCCGCCGCCCACGAGGAATTCAACCAATACCTCGCCAGCCAAGTTGCCCGCCGCCTCATCCCCCAACCTGCGGCATCTCACTCCACCCCAGTTGAAGAATGGGCAAAAGCCTACATGCACACAATCAGATCCCGCCGCATCAAAGCCACGCCATGAGCGATCTCCTCCACCACCAGCAAAACACCCTCGCCAGCCAGCGCATCAAAGCCCTGTGGGAAAAACTCGGCCTTGCCGTGGTCCATTTCAATGACGGCACCGCCCAATACCCTAATCAGATTTACCCCTGCGCGCCATACAGCATCATCCTCAAGCCCCGCATCGATCTATCATTCCTCGGGCTGGAAATCCATCACGCCAATATCCTCAAAGAAAATGGTTCTTTCGCGCAAGAGCCGCTGCTCAACACCCTGCCATCCCTCGCGTTTCTCGATGCCATCCGCCGCTTCAAGAAAAACTGGGACGAGCAAGGCTATCAGATTGAAGACGGCCTTCGCCTCCGCGTCGCCCTATCCACCATCTTCTCCATCCTCATCCCGGAGGACATGCCATGAGAACGGTCAAATCTCTTCCCACCTGCGCCCAGCACCAGCATTTGGAGTTCTTTCAGTGGTTCTCTACCCGTTTCAATGCCCGCCGCATTAAAGTCGGTTCTATCGGAAAAGTCGCTTTCAAAGCGATTCCCGGCCTCCCCATCGGCCTCGCTTACTCCAAGCACCGCGGCGTGGAAATGATAGAAAAATCACCCGTATGCGGATGGCACGAATTCGGTCACGACAAATACGGTTCAGAACCTTACCTCCCACCGTCCACCATTGAAGAACGCCTCCAATGGTGGAAACAAAACTGGGAGAAACGCGGCATCCCCGCCGCCGATCTTCGCCTCACTGTCACCCTTCACACCATCTTTGCGTGGCACCCATCCAAGTCATGAGTAAGAAACCCAAGACCCTCTCTTCTTTCCCTCTCGGCAAGCTCACCCCCAAAGGCACGGAAGACTATCACGCCTTCCTCGCATGGCTGCGCCTCAACCACAAACCACGCTACACCGAGGCCACCCGCTTCGACCTCAAACGCGCCCCCTCTCCGGCATACGTCTTCACCGCCCACAACCAAGCCAAGATCGGCTTCACCACCAAGACCCCCACCGAGCTTTGTTATCTCCACCCGGAAGCCCCCGCATCATGGTTTCACATCGACATCAACAAATCCGCTACCAAAGGCTGGAGGGAAGGAGCCGTCCCTGAGAGTGAGTTCAAATTCACTCGCCGCTACCTGTTCGCCCTCCCATTCCGTCTTGCATTCTGGCGTCTCAATCTCCCCGGCCTGCTAGACTACCTCGGCTGCGCGTCAGACCTCCGCCTCGTCACCACCCTCACCGTCGTCCTCAACTACAAGCCCGCCGAAATCATCTCTATCCAACCCGGTCACTACAACACCGAGCAACGCACCGCCATCCAATCTCTTCTCTTCCCCAATGACCAATGACCGCTGACCATTGACCTCTTCTCTTCCTCTTCCCCGATGACCGCTGACCAATGACCGCTGACTTTTCCCATGAAAAAACAATCCATCACCCCCGCATCCCTCACTTCCCCCGCCACCCTCTCTCTAACCAAGGGCCTCCAGCAATACTTCACACCGGAGCCATGGGCGCGCGCGCTGGCATCCGCTCTTCCCTCCCAGCGCCGGTCCCTGCTGGACCTCCATTGCGGTGATGGCTCCCTGCTGCGCGGCGTAGCCACGCCGGAAACCCGCGAGGTCATGGCCCTGGACCTCGATCCCGCCGCCCACCCCGGCAAGCCCAAGCAATGGGCCGCCCTCGGCTGTGATCCCCTCGTCTCCCACTTCACCGGAGATGTATTGGACCTCCACGCCCTGCTTTTCGAGACTCAAACCCTCTTCGATCTCATCATCGCCAACCCGCCATTCTCCCTCAACTGGCCTGTCAAACTCCTGCATCCCACCCTTGCGCAAGGGCTCAAATCCCAAACGATCGATTCCACCCACGCCACGCTGCGCATGTTGCCTACCCTCCTGCATGACGATGGAGAGGCCATGCTCATTGCCAACCAATCCACCCTCAAGCGCCTCCACCGCCAGTTCCCCAAGGACTTCGATCGCGCCTGGCTCTGGATCGATGTCCCAAACTTCTTCCCCGGAGTATCAAATGATACCTCCATCGGAGTCCTCTATCTCTCCGGAAACCATCATGAAGGCCCCGAGCTGCGCTACACCCAGCGCGGCACCACCACCCCCGCCCAACTCGCCTCCACGCTGGATGCCGCCCGCCGCGAGATTTTCACCGCCCGCTGCATCACCCAGCCATGGGAAGCCGTTCCATCCTCCCGCCTCTTCGATGCCTGCGGTGAGGAAATGATCCGCCGCCGGGACCCCGCCCACTCCCGCGCCAACGTCACCCTCGATGTGGACGGCCGCATCCGCACCCACGTCACCCTCTATCAAGAACGCTGCGCCAGTATCGATTCCCGCCTCATCTCCTTCCTCCACTCCCTCAACCGCAAACACCCGCTGGAACTCACCCTCCAGCGCGGCACCCGCCTCGCCCTCCAGGAAGTGGTAGATGCCGGGATCTGGTCCATCAGCCCGGATGCCCGCCAAGCGCTGGATGATGCCATCGCCTCCTTCAATCAAGACCGCGCCCCGCTCTCCCCCGCCTCATCCGTCCAACGCATCGGCTGGATCGATGATGCCGAGGAACTTCTCTGCATCCGGGATCTCCACCACTTCCGCGCCGGAGAGAAATACAAACTCTCCACCGAGACCTTCGAGTGGAAAAAGGAAGAGCAGCGCCCCCGCTACCACGCAGGCAAGCGGGACACAGAGACCATCCTCGTCCGCGGCACCGATCTACGCCTCACCCTCCACCACCCCACGCTTTCCCCCGCCCACTTCATCTTCAATCCGGAGCGCGCCGGCACCCTCCACACCACTTACTCACTGGAAGACCTCGCCCACCACTTCGCCATCCCGGAAACCCCGGACATCACCGCCATTCACCCCGAACAATATCAAAAACACCTATCCATGTTAGATGAACTCGAATCCATCACCCCCTGAGACCAAAAAAGCCCGCGCCATTGCCATCGCCACCACCATCCACACCGTATGCCGCCATTTGGAGGTAGATCCGGCCCATGTTCTAACCAGCACCACCAAGAAAAACCACCCGGACCAGGACGCCAGAAGACTCATCTATCACCACCTCCACTCGCAGGGAATGCACAAAAAGGAAATCGCCAAAGCCCTCAAACGCTCAGAAAACGCCGTCCACAACGGACTCCGCTACGCATTCCTCAACCTCACGGATAGACACCGCTTCCTCCTCGAAAAACTCCCACCCATTCCAGATAAACCATGAAAACAAATATCATGCTAGACATTGAAACGCTGGGCAATCGCCCCGGCTCCGCCATCGTGTCAATCGGTGCCGTAAAATTCGGAGAGGGCAAAATCCTCGATGAATTCTACATCCGCATCAATGCCGAGAGCTGCATCCAGATCGGGCTCCAAATGGACACCTCAACCGTGCTCTGGTGGCTCAAACAAGCCGATGGCCCGCGCCTGGAAATCACCAAACCCGGAGTGGACATCGCCGTGGCCCTCGCAGAATTCAGCAAATGGGTAGCAGATCCCGAGGCGTGCGTCTGGGGAAATGGCGCTGCCTTCGATAACGCGCTACTAGACGCCGCCTACCACGCCGCCTCCAGAAGAACCCCATGGAAATACTCTAACGACCGCTGCTACCGCACGGTAAAAAGCCTCCATCCCTACATTCCAATGGAACGCAGCGGAGAGCACCACCACGCCCTAGATGATGCACGGGACCAAGCCCACCACCTCATGGACATCCTCGCCGCCACACCGTCAACAGGGTCAACACCGTCAATCCAGTCAGAATCATCACCCTCCCAATGAAATACACCCTAAACGAAAACGGAACTCCAGTCCATGAGCCGGATCTAAAGAAATGGGCTTCATGGTTCCAAACCGCAGACAGAAAAGTCGCCTTGGAAACCATCGGTGAAACAAAAGTCTCCACTGTTTTTCTCGGTCTGGATCACAACTTCACCGGAGAAGGCCCCCCAATTCTCTGGGAAACCATGATCCTCGGAGGCCCACTCGATCAAGAGCAAGATCGTTGCGCTGGCTCCCGAGAACAAGCCGAGGCCATGCACGCCGAAATGGTCGCAAAACTAAAGGAACGCGACCCATGACCTCTGATCCAACAAACACCCCTCCGATTACTCCATCCCCTGCCTTCAAAGCATTCATGGAATCAGAGCTTGAAAAGATCAAGCTAACCGGCCGCCTGCCCCACTATGTCTTAACTCAGAAATAAAGACTATGACAATCGACCAATTCAGAAATCACGGATGGACACCCGGCCTAAGATGCGACTACGGCGGAGTGATCTACCAAATCGTCGGTGTGGACTTTGCGGAAGACCTCGTGGGACTAAAAAACCCTCTATCACCGGACGGCATCACATGGGTCCGCTGCGAGAACATCATTTTACAGAACTCCAAAGCGGAGGCACGCGACCCATGACATCTAACCCAATACCCACCGTCCCACTCCCCAAGGCATCACCGTCTTTTGAGTTCCCATGCACAGAATGCGGTGGAGACGCCTACATCGGAATGAGCGACTGGATCGGCCCCGATGGTCAGATCATCGACAAGGACGAACGCCTCTGCACCCGCTGCGCAAAAAAACGGAACATCGAATGGAAATTCTAACGCCCATGTGGATGCACCCGCACACGAATAAACTTATGGAAACCAACACAAATACACCCGAAGCCAAACAGCCCGCTAGTGCGGGTTGTATCACACGACTTGTTCGGCTGGGGCGCGACCGCTGGTTCTGGACGCACGATAAAGATGCCGAGGAATGGATGGGACCATTCAAAACCATCGACGCCGCCATCGCGGATGCCGAAATATACCGCTCCACCGAATGGTATCCCGGCACACTGACGGGACCGATCTACGTCGGACTCGGCACGCGGACCACCAAGGCCGAACGGGAAGATTGGGGCGTGGACTTCACACACCAAATCGACTCCGACAACGCGCTGAAAATTTATCTGCCGAACAGCTAATTATACCGACCAAAAAGTCCCAATAACACTCACCACCACTCACCCCAAACCAATCCCCCAACCATGAAAACAAACACTGAAACCATCGTCCTTCTCGATCCCAAGAAGGTCCTCGTCTCCAAGAAAAACACCCGCCAGCCCAAGGCATCCGATGTTGCCGAGCTGATGCAATCTATCCGTGAGTCCGGCCAAATCACCCCCGCTCTTGTCCGCCCACACCCCACCAAGGAAGGCCATTATGAACTCGCCGCCGGTGCCCGCCGCAAGGTGGCCTGTGATGCGCTCAAACGCCCGCTGCGCGCCGTCATCCGCGCCATCGAGGATGATGAACTGGAAGACCTCATCCTCATTGAGAACCTCCAACGCGAGGACCCAGATCCCATGCAGGAGGCACAGCTCATCCAGCGCCGCATCGCCGCCGGAGTGGCACCCTCGGAAATCGCCGCCCGCTACGGCAAGAGCGAGACCTGGCTCAAGCGCCGCATGAAGCTCGCAAGCCTCACCTCGGCCGCCCGTGACGCATGGGGTGAGGGCGGAGCCTTCTCCCACTTCTCCACCGAGATGATGGAATTCATCGGCACCCTTCCCGCCGCCGATCAGGATGCGCTGGCAGATGATCCATGGGAATGCCGTGAATTCGGCTCCCTCAAGGAACTTGTGGACGCCCACAACCGTCTCGGCCACGACCTCGAAAAAGCGGAATGGCTCAATGACCCCGCCTCCTTCATCGATGGCTGCGGCCCCGGATGCTCCAACAATTCCAACGATTCCCTCTTCCCTGATCCAGACTCCCCTTGTGGTCGCTGCCTCAATCCGGATTGCTTCAACTCCCGCCTATCCAAACTCCGCGAGTCCCGCATCGCAGACATCATCCAGAACAACCCCCTCGATAAATTCACCCTCATCTGCTCTGATGGCTACGCCCATCGGGACATCCAATTCATGGGCACCACCCTCAACATCCTCCCCACATGGCAATACCGTGAGGATTACAAAAAGATCAAGAAACCGACGGAAAAATCCATCGTGGGCATCGACTTCAAGGACCCCATGAATCCGGTGCGCGTCCACCTCCTGCCAATCGGAAAAACCTTGCGCAAGGGTCCTAACGAACCTGCCAAATCCAAGCAGGATTCCCGTGAAGACCGCCTAACCGGCAAGCGCCTCGCCGCCATCCACGCCAAGATCCTCGCCGCTCTTGAGCAAACTCCGGTGGAAACCATCACCGCCCGCTTCCCCATCCTCAATCTCGTAGCCGCCTTTGGCACAGACTCCTCCCGCCGCCACTGCTTCGGAGACACCGATCACACCGCAGCATGGGGTTCCCTCTACGCGGAATCCGCCGTGGATCACCTCAATGAATACCACGAGGAACCCGTCTCCCGCGAGACCGCCCTATGGCACACCATCCGCCCCATCCTACGCCAGCGCATCACCACCTATAAAAACTCGGACCTCCTTCCCGAGCACAAGCAACACGAACTCCGCCAGCTCGCCGCCCTCATCGGCTTCCCGTGGGCATCCACATGGGAAACCATCTGCCGCACGGAAGTCCCACCACCCAAATCGTGGGGACCAGGCATCGATCCCATCACCCTCCAACTCACGGCCAAGACCAAAGCCGCCTGACCCGTGGCTAACCACTCACAGACATGGACATCAACCTTGATCTCCCTGGAGACCCGCGCCCACGCCGCATCTTCCGCGCCTTCGGCTCCCGCCTAACATCCCCCAAGGGAGCCCGCCGCAAGAAATACCAGCACAGCGAGATATTCATCAACTCACCCACCTTGGCCATTGCCACCCGCACCGCCAAACGGTGGTTCAAAAACATCCACCGCTGCCGCATCGATGGCATCTATGAAATCTCCATGCAGGAATACGCCTGCATCCTCGAAAAATCCGGCTTCACCATCCACTGGCCGGAAAAATCCCAAGCCGCCTAACCTCTTTTCTTCTGTCTTCTGTCTCAAAATCTTCTGTCTCTCCCATGAACTCCATCACCACTGAAATCCGCATCGGTCCCTGCGTCATCCAGATTCACGGCCGCCGCTCCCGCAAGGGATGGGAAGTCCGCTTTAATGGCAATCTCCAGGGCACCGCCCCCACCAAAGACAAGGCCCTCCGCCTCGCCAAAGACACCGCAGAACCCGGAGTTTCAGGAACCATCACCGTCCAACCAAAATGAACCAATACGCAGAAATCAACGCTGGCCATACCATCGATGGCTATCTCATCCGCAAACCTAACCAATCCAAAGAAGACGCCTTTACCGCCGCCAAAGTAGAAGCTGTCGAAAGACTCCACGACCAGATCCGCAATGTGGAAGAACTCACCTTTGAAAAATTCCTTCAACTCGGATTCCTTTCATCACCACTTCCAACAAAATGACCACACCAAACACCACCATCGAAACCCTCCGCAATGCGGATTGGGATAAACTCCACGACGACGTTTCCCTGCGCATCGGCCTGATCCAGCAAGCCGTCTGCCAGCTCGAACCTAACGCCCTCAACGACAAGATCGCCAACGAGCTGCTGCTTCCCGCCATCCGCCCTCTGGCAGACTTCATCCTGCGCATCCACATCGCTCAGGACCAAGAATCCCCCGGCTCCATCACCTTCGATTTCTCTGCTCTATCCGAGTTAACCAAACCCACCGAATCCCCCGCCACCATCAATCGCCACTTGGACGCGATCGAATACTGGCTCGGCATCTCCGAGTGTGAATGCAAAAGCCCTCTTCCATCCGGAGGCTGCCTCAAATGCGATCTGGAACGATGGAAGAAAACCTTCCTAACCATGCTCCCCGCCACTCCACCCGCACAATCATGAATCCCGCCACCACACCCCGCCCCAAACGCTCGGACGCCGCGATCATCCAAGCCGCTGCCTCCGCCCTCGCCAACGATCTATCCGGTCTGCTCGGAGACCCCAAGGAAACCATCGATGACCTCCGCCGCGTGCTTGATGAACACTCCACCAATCCGGACGGCTATTGCCTTGCAAAATCCCTTGACCGTCTCGGCTGGGACATCGATGCCCAAACCGTGGAAGACCTCGACGCCGCATCCCACCACATTTACACCGCGCTAGAAAAAGCCTGTGAAGAATGGGCAAAGAC